AAAAAACAACCCCGGAGGTTTTTCAAAATGAAAAAACCCTACTCACTTGACTACTCAATTGAACGAGATACAGACCGCCTCAAAGCGGTTGAAGATATATTAGATAAATTAGAAAAAAATCCCTCCCCTACCGAATTAGAACAAATGGGGTCCTACATACTATATGGTAAGGATGAAAATGGTAAGAATGCTTACCAACGTGGCGAAATGCTAAGGGATGCGCGCTATAATTCATATAGAACAAAAGACGATGAAACCGTTTCCCTCGATGAAATACTAGAAAATCCACTATCCGACCAACAACAGTTTAGGGAAATGGGCAGTAGGGACCCCTACATACAACCTAAGACCACTATCCAGAAGCCCAAATACGACAAGAAAACCGGCGAACTTATTGATATTGGTGATGCCGACATCCCTGGCATGACCGAATATTGGGACTGTATCGCGCGAAACGAACACTGGATTGCGGTTCTCGAAGGCAAAGTTGCGCCCGACGAGGGGGACATAGTTGCGGTCGATCCAATGCGACTTTACAAGCTTAAGCACGCCCTCATTGATATTCGCCGCCATCAATACTACCTAAAAGATGCTTACAAACCCACAATTCACTTTCTCGCGGCTGACCACCCTAAGCGCCAATACATCGATTGGAACAGCGACTCCTTTTACTGGATTTCGCGCGAAGAGTGGGAGAGCCGTGTTAATAATACCTATTTTCCAGTTTCTAAAAATATCGAAGATTATGAGGTGAGAAATGAAGGAAAAGAAGTGAAGTGGGTGGTGCGCAGGCACACATTTGATTGGGAAAATCCCAATCACATTTACGCGCTAATTTGTAACTATTTTAATATGAAAAATTTATTGTGGGACAAACTTGATACGGACGGACATGCGCTTCTTATGGATTTTGACCGCTATCGCGCGATGACGCCTTTCACGGAGGTGCGCAACTTCATTTTAGATAGCAAAATTAATCAACTTACGCAAACGGAAATTTGCCACGACGTTCAAGTTAAGTTTGGCCTAAAATACGGCGAGTCGCGCCTTTACACCATTATTAACCGCGAGATACCAGACAAGATTGCGGAAACTGCGCGCAAGCATCGCCTTCTTACTACTACTCCGCCGAGCGAATGTAAGAAATGCACTATGTGCGGCCGCCTCTTACCTCGTGATAACCTGTTTTTCGTTACTAACCGCAGCCGCAAAGATGGCTTTGCTTCTCGTTGTAAAGAGTGTGAACGCAAATTGCGCGTAGAAAGGGGGACACAAGGACAAGATGATAGAAGAAAAAAAGAAACGCACATGTCTACGATGTAGACAAGAAAAACCTGAAACCGACTTTCAATATACTCCTTCTAATTTCTTTCCATCGCATCGTTGCTATATTTGCACGACATGCCTAGAGACTATGGTGCATCAAGACAACTTAGGCGAAGTTGATAGGCTTTGCCGCTGGCTTGACGTGCCTTTTGACTTAGACAAATGGACACAATTGTATGAGACACATGGCCAACACACGCTTTCAGCCTACTTTAATATGCTTCTTGACGATCATTATCAGGCCCTCCAATGGGTCGATGAAAATGAGCGGTGGCGTGTAGCACGCGAAGAAGGTACTATTGATAAAGAAGTGCGCGTCTTAAATGACGCACATTTGCGCAAATTGGAAAAAGCGTGGTCTTCTGTATATACCCCTGAAGAATTGGAGTGGCTAGACAACTTTTATAATCGCATTATTGCAACTCAGAATGTTTCAACTCCTATTCTTCAAGAAAAGGCTCGTGACTTTTGCGAAGTCCAACTTAGTATAAAGAAGGGATTGCGTGTAGGCGCGGATGTTTCAAAGATGATGAAGCAGGCAGACGATATAGTTAAGACCTATCACTTTGAAGCCTCTAACGCGAAAAATGTAGCCGATTTTGAGTCCATTGGTGAACTAATGGTATATTATGGAAAGAAAGGATGGCATCCAAAGTGGCATAATGAGCCAAAAGATAGTATTGACTTTATGATGGAAAACATTCAAAATTATTTAAAGCGTCTTACTATTAATGAAGGTAATTTTGCAGAACAGGTTGAAGATGCGCGCGAGCGCTATAACTTAACGGAGCGTCTTGAAACCATAGAGAACGAAGCAGTTGAATACGATGAGGGAGATATTGATTACGAAGGAGCAGACGAGCTGGAGCGTGATTTAAATGAATGATGACATTCAACAGCCTGTTCTGCGCGACGGTGTACCAATTGAAAAGGGCATAGTATTAACTAAAGAATTTTTAGATAACAACCAAGAATTGTTTACTCGTTATCTTAATTTATGGATATTGTATCCTGACCTTTTATTAGACATTATCCAAGATTCGGAGGATGCTAAAAACTGGCACCTTCAACCATTTCAGCGCATTGCACTTCGTGCTTCTATGCGCTACCGCTATCACTTCTGGACGGCTACCCGTGCAACATCAAAGTCATTTACCGCTTATCTCGCGGCCTTAGTTAAGGCCATATTGCTTCCCGGTTCTAACATATTTATTGCTTCTGATGTAAAGGGCACAGTTATTAAGACCGCAGAAACCAAGTTTGAGGAATTTTTCCGCCACTGGCCGATGTTGCGTAAAGAGCTAAAAACGCGTGTAGACGATGGCCAAAGCGGTCAAAAGAAAAGCGGCAACTACTATGAGCTGCACTTTAAGAATAACAGTTCCATTACAGTTGTAGCAAAAGACACCAGCCGTGGTCTTCGTGCTACTGCCGGTATCCTTGAAGAGGCTGCGACCATTTCTGAAGAAGATTACAACGAAGTTTTACTTCCTCAAATGAACGTGCCTCGCCGCGAAGTGGATGGTACACTCAATCCAGAAGAACCGGTTTCAACTCAGACCTTTATCACTACCGCGCGCGAAAAGACCGTATTTATGTATGGTAAACTTATTGAGTGCGCCGTGCACGCTGTCTTGGAGCCCGATAGCTATTTTGTATGGGGCCTTAGTTATGAAGTGCCACTTCATTATGGCATTATTAACAAACAGATGATGATGGACCAGCGTAATTCTTCTACAATGAACGAAGAATCATTTTCGCGCGAATCATTATCAATTTGGACAGGCAATAATAAAGATGCTTGGTTAGACTCTCGCCGCTTAAATAAATATCGAAAATTATTAAAATGTGAGAGAAAAGCGCAGGAAAATCCTACTAATAAAGATACTTATTATATAATAAGTTGTGACGTTGCGCGTTATAAAGCCAATACGGCCATTATGGTCTTTAAAGTATTGCCCGGTGCTGAACGACATCAAAAGAATGTAGTTTATACCGAGGTAATACATGGCGCGAACTATATCACCTGTCAGGCGCCACGTCTTAAAAAACTCATCCAACTATTTAATCCGCGCGAAATCGTCATTGACGGTAACGGCCCTGGTATTGGCTTACTTGATGCTATGGCTTTACCTTCTTTTGATGAAAAAACTGGTGAACAGTTCCCGGCATACTTCGTCTTTAACAATGACCATCACTTACCACCTGAAATGAAGAAAGAGTCAGAGAAACCACAGCCTCGTTTTAATGCTATCATTTATGATATTAAAGCAGGTTCAACAAATGATGACGAAATTCACTCTAACTTCTTTGCTCAAATCAACAATGGTTCTGTGGCCTTTCTTGCGAATGAACGTATCGTAAAAGATAAGCTACTTAACACCAAAAAGGGACAAAAGATGACAATGTATGATAGGCGAGTATATTTAATGCCATATGAAATGACCTCGCGGCTTATGGATGAACTTAACAACTTACGCCTTAAACCTACCGGAGTGCAGAATCAATTCAAAGTAGAGCGTATATCTACCTCTATTGAAAAAGACCGTTTCAGCGCTCTTGAGTATGGATTATATAGAATTAAATATTATGAAGATAAAGCATTACGTGGTAAAAAGAAAAGAGATTTTAGTCAATATACATTCTTTACTCCACACCAAAAAAGCAGTAGGGGGTGATTAATTTGGGCGAATCGCAAAAAAGGGACTTTAACGCTTTTAGGCTAAAGATACAGAGAGACAGAGCACCATTGGGCAATAAGCACGAATATGGTTGGCGATATTATTCTCATCGTGATTATGAACGTCAGTTCACAATAGATGAAATTCGTAGAATTATACAATCTGGCGACCTTAATGAGCAACGTACACTTTCTAAATTCTTTTATAGAACCAATAGTAATTATCGTAACAATATCGACTTTCTCGCGCATCTCTACCTCTATGATACTATTGTCATACCAGTCTTAGAAGATAAAGGGTCAAAAGCTCAAATTATGAAAGCATTCTATAATAGTTGCGCATTTGTAGAGAAACTTGATTGCCGCAATCTATTAGGACACATTACAACCGTGTGGCTTATTAACGGTGTTTATTACGGAATTGTCCGTGAGTATAAGAATAAGTTTGTAGTGCAAGACTTACCATTTATATATTGCCGCACTCGTTTTAAGGATTTTAATAACCTTAATATCTTAGAGTTCAATCTTCATTACTTTGATGACATTAATAAACCCGAATTGCGCGAAGAAGCTCTATTGGCTTTTCCTGAGTTTGTGCAAAACGAATATAGAAAATGGAAAAAATTAGAGCGCGGCGAAAACCCATGGATTGAAATTCCCGCGCGTGAGGGTGGTGTTTGTTTCTGTTTTGAAGAGGATGCTAGTCCCTTACTATTAGCAAGTATTCCAGACCTACAAAAGTTAGAAGATGCGTCAGACCGTGAAGGAAAACGTGACGAAAACGAATTATACAAACTACTCATTCAACGTATGCCCATAGAAGACCGTGAATTGGTTTTCCAGTTGGATGAAGTTGCGGATATTCATGCTTCTGTTGCTGAAATGCTTTCTGGAATTGATACGGTTGACGTTCTTACCACTTTTGGTGATACTTCACTAGAAAGTCTACAAGATACAACCGCGGCTTCTCAATCCGCAGATCGTATCGAAAAATATCGTAAAACTGTTTGGGACGCGCTTGGCCGCGGTGAAATTTTATTCAATGCGTCAACAAGCTCGGCGTTAGCTTATAGCATTAAAAAGGATGAAACAATTATGAAAGCCTTTGTTAATGTCTATGAGTCTTGGATTAAGATTTTAATCAATGAGCGCTTTGAGCGCAAAGATGTTAAATTTGATTTTCAAATTGTTCCAACAACTCGTTTTAATCAAGACGATATGCAACAATCCTATTTCCGCGGCGCGCAATATGGTTATTCCAAAATGTTCGCTGGCGTAGCAATGGGTATTAAGCAAATGGAGCAAATTAGCCTTATGGAATTTGAAAATGATTTCCTTAAAATGTCTGAAAAAATGGTTCCATTACAATCTTCTTATACTACTTCTGGTAATGTTGTAGCCGATGAAGAAAAAAGTAATTCTGGTAATAAACAAAATACTACAAAAACCACAGAGGTAAAAGACATAACTAATACGGGGGGTAGACCAGAACTTCCCGATGAGCAAAAATCAGAGAAAACACAGGCCAATATTGCGGCCAGTTAAGGAGAATTATTATGGATAAAAAAATACCAATTTATTTTGATGCTATAGTTGCTTCTCCTATTGAAAAGATTTCAGATTCTGACCCAAATCTTGGTCGCCTAAAAGTTGGCGTGTTTACAAAATATGGCAATCGCAACGGTTCTTATATAACTGATGCAGTGGCTGACCAACTAATACAGAGCGCATTAGATAGTCCTACGCCAGTAGTTGGATTTTTCGATCCAGAAACACAGACATGGGCGGGGCATACAGGCCCCACTTTAGCAGATGCGTATGGATATGTTAGGTCTTTTGAGGGGTGGCAACCGCTTAGAGATACTGACGGTGAAACACGCGATTATGCTATCTTTTCAGTAGACTTATTTACTAAGTATTACGACGAAGCGACTAAAATTGCTGGTCAAAATCAGTCTATGGAACTTGATATAAAATCAATTGATGGAGATTGGGCCGATATTAACAATAGTGAATACTTTGTTTATACTAAGGCTCGTATTCAAGGACTTTGTATCATAGGTTCACATGAACCCTGTTTTTCGGTATCTGCATTCTTTTCAAAAGAAGATGATAATTATAAATCTCAATATGACAAGTTCTCTTCACTTTTGTCAGACCTAAAGGCGCGAGTTGAAGAGGCTGAAAATGGAGGAGAGAAAACTATGGATGAGAATAAGTTTGAAAATCAGGAAGTAGTAGAAAATCCTGAGACTCCTGCCGAAGAAGTTCATGTTGAAGAAACCGAAACTGTGGCTGAATCTGAAGAAACTGCTGCTGTTGAACAACTCTCTACAGATGATGTTGTTGAACAGGAGTCAGAAACTACTTTTGCTGAAGTAGTTGAAGAAACTACCGATGAAGAAACTTCAGAAGAAGCTACAAATTTTGAAGCTCTTTATACAGAACTTAATGCTAAATATGAACAGCTTAACGCCGATTATGCGGCCGCGCAAGAAAAAATTACTGCTATGACCGCACAGCTCGCTAGCGCGCAGGCTGCTGAACAATCTCTTCGTGACACATTACATGGCTACGAATTGAAAGAGCAGGAGAATGAAAACGCTCGTAAAGAAGCGTTAATTCAAAAGTATGAAAAAGAAATTAACGAACCCGAAGAAATTGCTAATCTTCGTGCGTCGGTAAGTAACTTCTCATACGAAGAACTAAACGGCAAATTAGCGATTATGTTTGCCAATAAGAAATTGATGGCTGATAGCGATACTAAGAAAGTACCCCTAGTTGAGCCACAAAAATCAGAGTTCGCTTTACTTATGGAAAAGTATCGTAAATAAATAGGAGGAAAAAACTATGGCACTAAAGAGATTTCCTTGTGAACAGTATGCCAGTCTTGAGTTGAATCAGGTTCATTTCCCTCAGTCTGGTATGGTTGTTTCTCAGACTCCACTAGGCGAAGAGTTTACTAAAGATGCGCCTTGTGAAAATGGTATGTGGCTCGTTGCTGACAAATCTAAGGGCTATTTAGCTTCTTGCGAAGAAGTCACCGATTCACCATTTGGTATTGTATATACCACAGAAAAAGAATATGATATGTATCACTATGGTCTTAAGACCTTTGGCCGCAAGATTGCTGGCGACTATCCTCGTGTAGGCATTTTTGGTCTTGGTGATACCGTAACAACAAACTGCCTCCAGTATGATGATGAAGAATTTGCTGATGAGGCTGATGCTGAAGAAGCTTCTGCACTTTATGAAGCTCTAGAAGATTGGGCTAATAACCCCATCTATGTTGTACCAGTTGCTGGTTCTCCAGTACCCCAGCTTACCGCCACTAAGCCCACCGAAGGCACTTATGGTGTAGTAACCAAGTTCTACACTGTTCCTAATGGTGAAAAGGGCGTTAAGTATGAAATTGTTAAATTAGCCTAATAGGAGGTGCGAACTATGAATAACCTAAAAATTCTTATGAATGGCGTTTTCGGTCGTAAAGTTCCTGCTGAGTTCGCAGCCGCCGATTACGATTATGAAGCAGCTCTACATGATGAGCTAGTTAAGCTTCTCTGCGACGATAAGGGTCGCTTTAACAGATATAAGTTTGAAAAGAATAAGATTGACCTATTCCAGCTATTATCTGAAAATCTTGATGAGGTTCTTCCTCAGAAAATTAATGACGTTCTCAATATGTTCGTTGAAGTGCGTCGTATGCCTCAGGGTGCTCGCCCAGAGTTCTTCGTAACTCGTGGCAAGCAGCGTGGTCGTCAGTTCGTTACCCGTGCAACCGAATCTGGTAACTATGAAACCTTCCGTCTTGATAGGGATCGTTTCGATTTATACATCCAGGCTATCGGTGGTGCTGGCCGCGTAGACTTCGAGCGTTATCTCGATGGTATTGAAAGCATTCAGGACATTTATGAAGTTCTTGAGCTTGGTTTTGAAGATCGTATCTATGAAATGATGCAGGATGCTCTCCTTGCTACTTGGAATCAGGCTGGCCGTCCAGCTCGCAACAAGGTAGTTGCGAATACCTTCGATCCAGTTGCTATGGATGAACTTTGCCGTACAGTTGCTGCTTATGGCACTCCTATTATCTATTGCTCTCCTGAGTTCGCTTCCACCATGCTAAACGCTATTGTTTATCAGACTGCTGTGAAGATTTCTGACCAGGACATCGCTGAAATCCGTGAACGTGGCTATATTGGCAAGTTCCATGGCGTTTCTGTTGTTGTACTTCCTCAGTCCTTCACTGATGAAAAGAATGAGAAGAAAGCAATGAACCCCAGCTTCGCATACGTAATGCCCGCCGGCAAGGAAAAGATTGTCCGTCTCGCATTTGAAGGCAATTCTTATTTCCGTGAGTGGAATGACCACGAGGGCGATAACTGCATTACTATCCAGGCTTATGCTAAGGTTGGCGTAGCTGTTGTAACTACTCCTAACTATTGGGGCATTTATTACAACAAGTCTCTTGACGAAGGCAGCGGTTGGGAAGAATATAATGCCGCTCTTGATGCCTAATTTTAATATATAATATTTCGTTCTAAGGGGTGGGTAAAACACCCACCCCGGAGTTAAAGGAGGATTTATGGAAAAGAGAATTACTATTAAGAACATTAGTTCTGCAACTGTTAGTTTGGTATTACCTTATATTAATTTCCGTCGTAAGCTTGATCCAAACCGCGTAATTAACGTGTCTGAAGATGAGTATTATGAACTTGAAAACGACCCCGGTTTCGCGGCAATGGTGCGCGAACACTATCTCGCGGTAAAGGGCCTAGAAGCTAATGAAATGGCGGAAGTTGTAAAAGGTCAGGTTTATGAAATGAGCGATATTAGCGCGATGCTTGATAAGCTTGACATTACCGCATTTGCTAAGTTTATTCCTACTGCGGCACCCGCGGAGAAAGAGACTGTTATTAAATTGGCGGTAGATAAGGGAATCACTAATCCAGCAATTACCGCTCTAATTAAAAAGTATTGTGATGTTGATGTTATCAGCGCGATTAACATGAAACATCAAGCAGAAGAATAATGGCAACTCCTTGTTTAAAGGTTTATGATGCGTTCTTAGCTCGCATCACGGCGGATGAATGGACATTAGAAGAAGAAATGGCCATCGTAGAGCGGGATTGGCAAGAACTTTTAAAAATGGCTATTTTCCGTTTCAAATATCCTCGTGTTAGTTTAGATATACAAGAAGTCGCAGTTACCTCTCCAAACCCAGACGCATTTATTGGTTATCAGTTTGTTGAAGACTTGGGCAATGATGAAATTCAGCTTCTCGCGCTTTATATGAAGCATGAATGGATAAAACGTTGTATTGCAAGTTGGGAGAACATTCGCCAGTTATATGCAGACGCCGATTTTTCGCAAGCAAATCATCTCGCAAAGTTAAATGAATTACAGGAAGCCGTGGCTAAGGAAATTCTTCAGGCTGAAGGAATTTATGATAGGTCGCGCGAAAAGCGACCCGCGGACTTATTTAAAAAGTTGGCAGGTAAGAAAAATGTGCTCAGACGAGACGTTCATCGGGTACAAGAATAAACTTAAAGGCCGGTTGTATGGCCTACTTTGCGAAAGAGAAAAAGACGGCGAATGGGAAAAATATTTAGATTCTATCATTATTGAGCTTAATGGGCTTAGGGGCAATTCAATCAATTGGTGGTCCCTATATGGCAAGATGTGTTCATTAAAGTATTTATCATACGAATACTTTCGTAAGACAATATTTGAATGTATGAATCTTGTTAGCGGCCTGGAGTCTATTAATGAAATATAGATACGTTGATGTTTATTATTCCCGCATCAATCATTTTGGAGAGACTACGGCTGAACGAATAGCAAAAATGGGCGCGGAATCTTTTGAGAAATGGTTAGAAGAATCACCACACGCGATAAAGAATTTATCTGTTGAACGCGGTATTCGTTTTGGTGGAATTATAAACCAAAAGAAAGATAGGCCAGAAGAAAAAATTATGATACTACATGTGGCTAACGAAACGCCTATTGTAGTGGGCGATGTTTTAAACTGGCCCACTGAAGATGGTACACTTGAAAAGTGGATACTATTTCAGAAAGAAAAGAAAGTAAATGGTACACATCAAACATTCTTTATTACTAGATGCAATTATCTATTAAAATGGATTGATGAATTAGGACATAGACAACAATCGTGGTCTCACGTAGTAAGTTCAATAGATAATATGATTAAAGGCAACTATAGAACTTGGAACGCATTAATTACTCCTCAGCCTAATAAGTATATGGAGGTAATTATGCCGCGTCATAACATCAATCGCGCGACTAACTTCATTGTAGAAGATGAATCATGGTCATTGGTTGAATATGATTATACAAGTGTTCCTGGCGTTATTTATCTTTCACTTACTGAGAATAAAGTTAATCAAATTTATGATGATTTGGATGATAATATCGCGGACTTAGACCGTGAGGCTCGTTATGAGCTACTCGTCCCAACTGAAACTCAGGTGTTTATGGTCGGTGATACAATTACTCCAAGCTATTCATTAACCAAAAATGGTATTGTCTGTGATTATGAAACCGAGATATTACCAGTGGATAAAAAGGTTGTTAAAGTTGTACGTGGAGTTTTAACTGCGGTCGGCGCGGGTGAAACTGATTTAACCGTGCGGCTAAAAGACTTTCCACAAATACAAAAGACATTACATATTGTGGTGTCTGACACATCCAAGGGTTTTTCTGCTTATATCGAAGGAGCAGCACAGATTAAATTAGATTATGGAGAGACTCGTTGGAATAACGTTTATGAATTAAAGGGAACAGAGCCTATTGAGGGTAAAGTTGAGTATCATATTGAAGAATATGAGACTGGAACTGCCACTCTACTCATTCCTGTTGAAATCGAAGCACATCAAAAAGAAGAGGCAAGCAAAGGCAGAGAGTTTAGTTTTAACTACGACACTCAATGCATTGTGCGCGCGAACTCTGCCAATATTCTTAATCCTTTTGAATTGGTTGCTATTTATAATGGTAAAGAATATAGAAAACGAATCGATGTTGTGCCATTATGGTAGGTGAATTAAATGGCTATTGAAAAACCAACCCAACGACGCTTTGAAGTTATGGGTTCTAACACCTTCCGTATTGCGAACAGATTAATGACCGATCAAAGGTTATGTCGTTTGTTAAAATATCAAACCCGTAATCCTTTTAAAGAGGTTGATCCCATTACTCAAAAGCCCCAACCAGATGTGGATGGTAGTGACCTTATCCACAAACAAATTCTTATAGTGCCCAAAGTCTTTGACGATAGTACCACAAAAATGTCTTATGTTATTGCTGTGTTTGACGGCTTTGTGGTAAATCAAATGAATCCTGAATTTAAAATTTCAACAATTCGTTTCGATATTGCTTGTCCTTACGATGAATGGGTTCTAAATGGCCAGTCTTTGCGCCCTTACCTCATTATGCAAGAAATTGATGATTTGTTTAATGAGAGCGCAATGGCGGGTATTGGAACACTACAATTTCATCGCGCGGATAACTTAGTATTAACGCCTTGGATTGGCGGATATTCAATGTGGTATAAAATCAATGAATTTAACTGACAGTCATGTGTTGAAATTTATGCGGGGTTCGCCTATTTTCTTAGGCGACGATATTTGCGCGGTTTACCCCGCTAAAATGGGAGAAATCGTAGACTTGGGTTATGATAAATTCCAGCAATATTTAGGTGTGTTAACTTCTGGTAAACCTGTTGTTAAGAAAAAGGGCGACAAAGAGTTTGCTAAATTGTTAGACCAATTAACTGATTTTCAGTATCTATTATTATTATGTACCATGGATAAAGAGATGAACAATCTTGTTCGCGGGGCGTTTCAATTCTTTACACATGAAACTGAAATAACTTTTTCATTGGATCCGGCACAAATAGTAATAGGGCCACTAGAAGAGAAACACATTATTGATGAAGAAAATTACGCTGACTTTCAGCATTTACTTAGACGAATGTATTTCTTAGAGCAAGAGGGCGAAGATATACAGATCAATAAGAATGATAATCCTGCAATCGTTAGATTGAAGAAACAAATGCTTGAAAATAGAGAAAAAGTTCGTAGAGCAAAAGCGGCAAAGGCAGCGCGAGAAAAAACTGATATGCAGTTGTCAGACCTGATTGGTAGTATGACACTGAATAATTGTAACCTAAATATGGTAAATATTTGGGACATTACTTATTATGCGTTTCATGATCAACTCAAAAGAATGGGTTGGCGTGACCAGTTTGATATTAACAATCGCGCGGCGTTGGCCGGTGCAAAGATTAAAAAAGACCAGTTGAAACACTGGATGCGGTCAATTGCCGATTCTAAATAGATCATGATTTATTATGGAGGAAAATACTATGGCAGTTAATATTTTTGAAAAGTATGGTATTAAGGAAGTTGCCAACGTACAGTTCCAGGCCCTTTATGATGAGCCCAAAGCTGGCGTTTATAAGGATGACATCGTACTATTCCTTGATACTCTAAAGGTTTCTACTATTGAAACCACAGCAGAAAACACTGCTGCTCAGGGCGGCTGGGGCAATCCTCGTCTAGTTCAGTGGGACTATGGTAAGGAAATTAATGTTACTCTAGAAGATGCTCTTATGTCTCTTGAATCTCTTCGTTTCATGCTCGGCGGCGCTATTAAGCGTTCTGGCAAAAAGCTCGCTGCTGATAAATATGAAGAAGTTATTATTCGTCACAATGAAGAAGTTGTTTGCGAAGCAGGCGGCAAAATGCCACTACCAGTAGACCATATCACTGGTTACACCTTTGGTGGCGAAGATGGCAAACTTAATGCTCCTAAAGCTACTTACAAGCATCCTATCCGTCTCCTCAACCTCACCAAGGGTACTCGTACTCAGTTGGTAGTTGAAAAAGAGGACGACCCAGACATCGTACTCGATGGCACTCAGGTAATTAATTTCTTCAACCCTGCTCTAATTGATGCCGAAGGCAATGAGCAGCCAACCGAAGCCGGCGATCACATCCGCATTTTCTGGGATGAAATCGCGACCAAGGATACCAAGGAATCTGCTGTTGAAGTTACCATTTCTCCTAGCACCTATCCTGGCACCTATCGTATCGTTGGCGATACCTTCATCCGTAACCAAGATGGTGAGGACGAAGCCTTCCAGTTTGTTATTAACAAGGCAAAGGTTAGTTCCGAAGTTACCCTCACTCTTGAAGCAGAGGGCGATCCTACTACTTTTGAAATGACTCTTAACGTACTCCGTGACAAGAACGAGCGTGGCGAAGACGAAATGATGAAGCTCATTCGCTACAATATCGCTGATGATAAAGAGGGCGAGAAAGAGAATGACTGGGGCTCTGTTGCAGGCAGCCAGCCATAATTGGTAGATATACTTTTTAAGGCGCGGGAAACCGCGCCTTTTTTCTTTCATGTGAGGAAATAGCAATGATAGACCAATATTTAGGTATTAAAGAGTTATATGAAGTCTCGTTAAAAGCGCTGGAACCGATGCAATTTGGAGAACGCCGTGTTGAGGCTGGTGAACCTGTATTGTATTTTAATAACATTGTTATGACGCAGACCTCAGAAACTCACAGTGACGTATTTGCGCGCGGTGGCTGGAAGAATATGCCGCGTGTTATTTGGGCAGAACGCTCAGAAGTGCGTTTCGCGCTATCTGAAGGCGTTCTTTCTTCCATTAGTATGGGTATTTTGTTAAATGCTAAAATGGGCTATAAAAGCAAGGAACAGCGTATGTTGATTCCAAGGCGCGAAGGACCAATGGAACTTAAAGAATATGTAACGCAAGATGAAAACAATGAAGATGTAGTTCATTATTACATGCCAATAAAAGAATGGCCAACTGAATATCCAGAAAAGAAAACATTTATTTTTGAATATGACCGTGATGTTGTACAAAGAAAGGTGTATGGTAAACGATTACGAGACAGACATGAAGATCCGTTTGAACCCATGAAGGAAACACCGTGTATAGAGGTTTTTCAAGATAGGGACTGTACGATTGCGGCAAATCCTAATCATAAGTATCTTATAGATTATTATTATGAATTTGGAGATGAAGCATTAATATATACAATTCAACAGGATAGATTTAAAGGGTTGTTCACTCTTGAGGGTAAGTTTTACTCCAAGGATGAAAATGAAGGCAAAAATTATACAAATCTTTTGTATATGCCGAAAGTAAGAGTTGTTAGCGATATAAGCTTACGCTTGGGAGAAAGGGCAGATCCAACAATGTCTGTATTCAATATAGTCGGAATGCCGATTACAACAACAGACCGGAAGAATATGATTTTAGAGATTACTCGTCTTAACGATGATATAGACGAGAAAGAATTATAATGCCGTCTTTTCAAGCAATTTGAAAAGGCGGCTCTTTTTTTTGTTATATAGAGAAAAAGGAGCGTGAGGACTATGGCTGGTGGTGCAGTCGAAACTCAAGGCATAAGAATGCCGATTGAATTGCAGATACAGAATCTTAGCGAAATAATAAAACAGCTACAGTCTGTAATGAGCAATGTTAAAGGCGACTCATTTAATGGTCAGCGCATTAACAAAGAGTTAAAAGATATAGACAAAACTCTTAGAGCGGTTGAAGTCAGGGCTAAGAGCGCGTTTACTGTTAAGGGTGATTTCTCTACTCTTGATAGGCAAGTTAATGGTATTGAAGGAAGATTAGAAACGGTTCAAATGTTAATGGGCCGTTTAAAAATGTCTGATATTGCTATTCCACCTGAAGCGCAGGCTAAAATTGAAGCAATAGAAGTAGCAATGGAAAGAACCACAGAACGAACCGATGCACTTAAAGCAGCATTAAAAGATAGGGTTTTAAGTTCTGGCACTTTTATGGCCGATTTCCAGAAGCAATTTAATCCTAAAATATTAGAAAAAAATTACGATGTTATTAGTGCGACGATTGAGAAAAAATTTAAAGAAATTAATGATAAACTGCGTAAATATACTACTGAGTTCCATCGTGAACAGGAGCAAATAATCACGCAAGCAGAACAAAGCAGACGTGTCAATTTTAGTGCTTTTGGTGCGTTAGACTTTTTACAAGAAGCGTTTAAAACTATGCCCAAAGATGGTACAAAGAACAAAGAACAACAAATAATGGCACAGTTCATGAAAGTACAGCAACAAGCTGACGGTTCAATGGAATTTACCGGATTTAAAAATGGGCAAACAAAAAATCAATTTTGGGATTATATTAAAACAGAATATCAAATTGACGATGCCACATTAGCACAAATTAAACAATATGTTATAGATGGACAAACTAAGGCCAAACAAACCGCAACAGAAGCTTTAAAATCTCTTTCTACTGATGAAACCGTTCAACTTGGTGGTAAAACTCGTGTTGACTATAAGCAAGTAGTTGAAGGACAACAAGCGGCACAAACAGAATTAAACACAGAGGCTCGTTTGCGCTCTCAAATGCAGGCAATTGAACAATTAAGAAATCAATGGAATCAGACCGCGGCAGAAGCTGCTCAGGCTGAACGTGATTTGGAACAAGCGTTAATGTCAGGACGCACTAGTATTGATGATATTACCAATAGTTTACTTAAATCTACAATTGGTAGTGATGTTTTTAGTGATGGCATGAAAAAGGCGGCCGCTGAAATTCAAAGATTACGCAACGCTAGTACCGCTGGTAAGGCGCAATTAGAACAGTTAAATGCTGCCGTTGGTAAATTAAATAATGCGTCTAATTTCGTAAATAGATATTTAGGTATTTATGCTATTGTTCGTAAAGTTACACAGGCAGTAAAAAATGCTATTAATAATATTAAAGATCTAGATAAAACAATTACAAATATTGCCGTTGTTACTAATATGTCCCAAGAGGACCTGTGGGGTAAAATTGGTGAATACACCTCTCGCGCACAACAATACGGCGTTGCGGTAAAGGATGTTTATACCGTATCTCAGATTTTCTATCAACAGGGCTTGCAAACCGCGCAAGTTATGGAATTAACAACAGAAACTTTAAAGATGGC